ATATAAGCAGTAAACAACGAACTAGGAGCAAAGCACATGAACAAGAGTTTGGCCCAGTATATTGCACACAAGAACTTGATGAATAAGCTGTTTGGTAAGCCTGTTATTGATACAGACAACATTACCCCAGCACAGGCACGCCGGCTGCTCGACTCCATCGAAGCTGATTTGAGCCCAGAGAACCTGTGCTGTGATGGCGAGATCAGCGCCGCTGAAGCCCGTCGTAAGGCTAAGTTCTTAATGGAATGCCAGGATGCACTTATGTCTGGGCAGTACTAAAATTACAGTTGACACTGTCCTATAAGATGCTACTATATAAGAGTAAACGCAAACGGAAACTAGGAGATCCCAATGCAATATGTGATGATCAAGAGCGGTTCATATCGTAACTCCCCAATCATTGACACAACATTTCCATTGGTTAAGGCCTATCAAGAGGGCGCTAAAGGTGGATATGTCACAGTTGATGCGAGCAAAACTGTATTAGAACGTGGTGTCATACGCATCCTGGTTGAACAGGGAGATTTTGAGATAACAGGCAATGTAAACGAGACAAAACCGATTGTTAATCTGACACAAGAAACTGATGAAGAGATCATGGAGCGGATCGGCGAGAGGTTTGATATCCTCGACGAAATGACTGCTGCTACTGTTGATGGCGGTGTACGTGCTATGATCGTGGTTGGTCCTCCGGGTGTTGGTAAGAGCTTTGGTGTTGAGAAAGAACTCAACAAGAGTGGATTGTTGGACGAGCTCGCAGGACGCCGCAAGAAGTATGAGATCGTCAAGGGTGCTATGACTCCCATTGGTCTTTATGCTAAACTGCATGAATTTAGCGAAGAAGGCAATGTGTTAGTGTTTGATGACTGCGACAGCATTTTGCTTGACGACATCTCGCTCAACGTGCTCAAGGCTGCACTAGACAGTTCTAAGAAGCGTACCATCAGTTGGAACGCTGATAGCCGGATGCTACGCCACGAAGGTATCCCTAACAAGTTTGATTTCAAAGGTTCGGTGATCTTCATCACTAACTTGAAGTTTGACAATGTCAGGAGCGCAAAACTCAAGGATCACTTGGCTGCGCTGATGTCACGCTGTCACTATTTAGATCTCACGATTGACACGCTACGCGATAAGCTGCTCCGTATCCGACAGATTGCTCGCACTGGTCAGCTGTTCCCAGCTTATGGATTAAGCCAGGAACAGGAAGACGAGATCATCAACTTTATGATTGACAATGCCAAACACCTACGTGAGATTAGCTTGCGTATGGCGATCAAGCTAGCCGATCTGCGTCGGCTTAGCGAGACGCGATGGAAGAGCATCGCTGCTAATACATGCATGAAACATGCATGAAACGATATCCCCTGCCGAGGCTCCTAGCTGGGTAGGGCAACTTGGGGGGTGGGGTTCGCGCTCCACCCTTCCTTTTTTATTTACGTAAGATCGCCGGATAGATAACATGTCATTGAAGTATTTAGAAGATTGGCTGCTGTGCATGAATGGCAGTCTATCAATTGATGGCGACGCAGCTAAAGTGCCCAAATGGAATGAAAAGGGTCCTATCAAGCTCGCGACCTATGATCAGAGATTCATTGGAAGTGTTACCCCAATGATAAACCGCGGTGTTGGTCTCACTGATAGGCAAGTGGTTCTCGCGGTCAAGGTAGTAACCAAGTATCAAAGGCAATGGCAGCAGCTTGGACTTGATCCAAGCTATTTGTTAACTGATGACATTCCGTTCAGGTTGACTCTCCGTGAGATAGATCGAACCACATCAGCGATGATCGAAGGAAATCAGATCGTGCTGAAGTTTCCGTACCAATCCGAGCTCATCAATCACCTGCATGCAGTGCAGAACCGACGCTGCGGTCAATGGGAGTTCCATAAAGAAAATAAGAGCTGGTTGATAGATCTCACTGAAGGCAACGTGCATCTTCTTAGCCAACTAGAAGTGTTTCGCTCGATGCAATGGGATATAGATCCATTGCTAGCTAAGTTGATGTCTGACGCACATGATGGCACAGTCTCTGGAGAACATCATCCTAGGCTAAGTCTGATAGACGGAAGATTAACACTTCGTAATGTCTCACCCTATGCTCAAGCCAGTTTAACTGACCTGGGTTGGAACGAAGATGCAGATGTATTGCTATGGTCGTTGATAGCTAAGAATCACGGAATCGAATTAGATCCTAGCTTGTTATCAGCATTTGCTGATAGAAGCTTGCTGCAAACATTTATGATGCAAACTATAATTTCTCCCAGAGATTCTAACAAACAGAATTCGATGGGGCGTCCGTTGTTACGAGAAGTCATGTCGCATCTTCCGGACATATGTTTCTATTTCTATTATCGAAAGCATAATCTAGACATCATGATGGACGCAGTCAATGATCTGCCAAACGAAAAGATCTTCGTGATTCACGAACCAAGACTCGAAATAAGCCCTGATAACAATGTTGATAAACGTAAAACTATCGTAGTGTTTGACTCTAATGTAACTACGAGGTATACGAACAACGATTTTTTAGGCATGCTATATATAATACCAGATGATGAGAAGATAGATGCCTAGCTGTAAACTAATACTCAGAGACGAAGTGAACTGCAAGCTCGAGAACTTAGATCTCGATATGCGCAAGCGCCTGGTCAAGAAGTTCAAATATGAGATCCCTTATGCTCGACATCTGCCTGCTGTGCGGTTAGGTCGGTGGGACGGTTGTATCGCGTTCTTCCAACTAGGTGGTAGCACCTATATCAATTTACTTCCAGAGATACTAGCTGAACTCGAACTTAGGAACGTCACTATCACCGAGATAGATGACCAGCGACAGCCACATCCTAAGTTCGAGTTCACTGAAGTCTCTGAGAACAGCTATGCACATGTGCTGTGGCCAAAAGGGCATCCGGCAGAAGGCGAGCCGATCTTATTGCGTGACTATCAGGTTGAGATCGTTAACAGCTTCCTCAAGGACACACAGTGCCTGCAGGAAGTAGCTACTGGCGCCGGTAAAACCATCATGACCGCAGTACTGAGCCACAAGGTAGAACCCTATGGACGTAGCATCGTGATCGTGCCCAACAAGAGCTTGGTCACACAGACAGAATCCGACTACAAGAACCTAGGACTGGATGTGGGCGTTTACTTTGGTGATCGCAAGGAATCAGGCAAGACGCACACCATCTGCACATGGCAGAGCCTGAATAATATGCTCAAGAAGACCAAAGAAGGCGAAGCTGACATTGGTGCGTTCCTCGAGGGTGTGATCTGTGTGATGATCGATGAAGTGCATAATGCCAAAGCAGATGCGCTCAAAACCCTGCTCACCGGCGTGATGGCTAACGTTCCCTTGCGTTGGGGGCTGACAGGAACCATTCCCAAGGAACAGTTCGAGTTCCAGAGCATTCGTTGCAGCATCGGTGAAGTAGTCAACAGGCTTGCTGCTAGCACACTACAAGAAGCAGGGCATCTATCTAACTGCCATGTTAAAGTGTTGCAAACGCAAGAGACACAAGACTACAAGACTTACCAAGCTGAGATGCAGCATCTGGTAACCAATACCGAACGGTTGGATTGGATGGCCGACACATGCTCTGCGATCCGCACCGCAGGTAACACGCTGATACTTGTTGATAGGATCACCACAGGCAAAGAACTAGCTGCCCGGATACAAGATTCAGTGTTTGTTAGCGGTAGCATGAGCAAAGCCGCAGATCGAAAGGAACAATACGATGAGATGGCAGAATCCAGTGACAAAGTTATCATCGCGACTTATGGTGTTGCTGCTGTGGGTATCAACATTCCTCGTATCTTTAATCTTGTGCTCCTTGAGCCCGGTAAATCTTTTGTTCGTGTTATCCAGTCTATTGGTCGTGGAATTCGCAAGGCAAAGGACAAAGACTTCGTGCAGATCTGGGACATCACCTCAGCCTGCAAGTTTAGCAAGCGGCACTTGGCTAAACGAAAGGTCTTTTACAAGGAGGCAAATTATCCTTTCTCAGTGGAAAAGATAAACATCTAATGTTATATGCTAGGATCGACCTCAACAAGACCAACTATCAGATAATGCCCGATCGCTGGCGCTATCTACATGATCCTGATCCAATCAAGCTAGACGCTCTCTATCTGACCTATTGCAGGCATAAGAAGTTCGCCAGCTTCATGCCAATCTTCACCAGCGAATACACTGATCATAGGAACGACGTGATCGGTTACTATGGCATCGATGGTTCTCTGATCGCCTTCAGCCTCATACGGCGATATGATATGTATGATGCGGAGTGCATACAGTTCGCTTGGGACTACAAAGATCCAAAGCTGCGATTAGGTATAGCTAGTCTCAAACATGAATGTGCCTTGTATAAGGACAGGGGATTTAGATATCTCTATCTAGGCGAAGCAGATGAATACAAATCAGAGATACAGGGTTTTGAAACGATGGGACCAGCATAATGGATATCTATCACATATGGGCAAACAAAGAAGGTGACATCAGCGACAGGGATTGGGTGCAAAACATGCGCAAGTTCCTCGACCACTTGGTCGCTGAACACAAGATGGTCAGCTATCGAATCACCCGCTGCAAGATGGGTTTTCGCAGTATCGCAAGCATGCCAGAATGGCATATCATGATGGAATTCAATGACATGGCTCAATTAGATGCTGCTTTCAAACGTGTAGCACCATTGGAAGGTGAACTAGAAGAAAAGCACAAGGGATTTAATCAATTCGTAGCGGATGATATCCAGCACGCACTATACAGGGATTGGCCTGATGAACTCTGAGCGATTCAAAGAAGACATCAAGACCTGGGTTTTTGATTGGGTCAGCAAGCACAACGAACAGCTGGGACATATACCCTGTCCATTCGCTAAGCAAGCGATCTTACAGGATAAGATAGAGTATATATGGTGCGACTCAACGGCTGATCTCAACATCACATTGGTAGGCATAGCTGAGCAAGGATTGCCCAACGAAGTAGTGGCTATCGGCATGGATCCAACTGAGATCTCACCTGGTGATCTGACCTTGCTAACCAAGCATGCTAACGATAGATGGTTAATGCCCAGCGGACTCGTAGCACTAGAAGATCATCCGCATGATCCAGAGATCATCGCAGGTGAGCCAATGAACCAAGGAACCTGGGCCATACTATTGGTGCAAGCCACAGCGAAGCTGAATGCTGCTTCTAAGATGTTAGCCAAACAGGGCTATTACGATCTCTGGACGCAAGAACAACTCGATGACGTTGTGAACTGGCGCCAGAAATAGGTTGATAACTTTCATATAGTGTGTTATAAATTAGCTATGAAAATATTAACAGCAGAAAACACCGCTTACGAAATGAACGATCTTCCAGAGTATGTTGACGATCTACGTTTCTGTGTGCTTGACAATAGCGATCCCAAAGATCCAGATTATTTCTTCATCCCGCTGATCTTTATGGAGACGTTCAACGATCCAGCACTGGTCATGAAGATAGGAAAACATACTATCAAGATGCCCTACAACTGGCAGATGGTAGTAGGCGAACCTGATTTTGGTGATTTAGAAGTGCTGCCATTGACCCGTCTCAATGATCGCAGCTTCAAAGCGTTCACGTTCAATCCGATCAAGAGCGTGATGCCCACGTATGATGGTATCGAGATCATTGATGTTTACCAAGATGTGAAGTGGTATTTTCCTAAGCTCAAACCCGGACACATACTAGCAGTACCATTAGAAGATGGCCCTTGTCCTAAGTGTGCGTTCTTCGTCAAGGAAGTTTCCAAACAGTCAGAGATAATTGATATCACAAAGGCTTGGTAATGGATTGGGCTAACGACAACGGTATCTTCCTTCCGATGATCAACGATGTTGCTAGGAACGAATTCTATCTTGCTGCGATATCTAAATCAGTTGCCGGGAAGACCGTGGTAGATGTTGGTACTGGCACTGGCCTCCTCAGCATAATAGCTGCTAGATCAGGTGCGACCAAAGTATGGTCAATCGAACAAGATCGGGCACGCAGTTTGTTTGCGAGAGATTTAATAGACAAAGTTGGACTGAGCAGCAAGATAGAAGTCATCAACGAAGATTTTTTGAATACCTCTATCAAAGCTGATTATTGTGTCACCGAGACGATAGGGAACCCATTCAATGAGAACATATTAGAAATTGCAGCTCATGCACGAAAGCAAATGAGCGGTACTATGATACCGGGCAAGTTTGAATTGTGGGTTGAAGCGTTCGATTACCATCCTATCTTTGACCTATGTTTGGAAGTACACAACCAAGATCGATTCACATGGTCAACTCCTTTGATTGATGATTTCAATCAACTGATCAACCAACACATTGGCACTATTCCTGAAAGTTATAAATCAAATCATCTTCTCAACTTGTTTGCAATCCTCGACACAACAAAGATAGATCTTTCATGTTGCTACAAATCTGAGAAACTAATCATTGACTTAAACGATGTCGAAGTCAATAACATTGAGTTCTTGATAAGGAAAGACTGGTTACCTAAGACCAAAACAATGGTAGTGGTATTTTGGAAGGTGGTATCAAACGATGATTCGATGGATGTAAAGCAAGCATTTTGGACAGTTCCATGCAAGAGTTATTCAAATCTTGCACACGACTTGTTAATAATGTATAATAAGATATCGAAAGATTGGTGGTTCTTTTCCTAATGGCAACTGATGACAGCACAATTAAACTAGATAACGTTCTCCCGGCGGTTGATCGCAAAGATCGAACCTGGTGGGAAACCTTGAATCCAGCACAGCAAGCAAAGTTTCCTGCTTGGCTTTATATGCGTTACAGTGCTAGTGTAGAAGGCACTGCGGATCTAGCTGGATATTATCTCATGGCTGTGAACGAAACGGTGAACAAGCGTTTCAACGCCATCAAGCATCATCCCAAACTGCAATATCTGTTGATGACAGCAGCCAGCCCTGGGCTAGGAAGACAGCGCCATGGTTGGATACCCCCAGCAAAGCGGGGTAAGTCTAACAAAAAGGGCAAGCTGTTTGCTAAATTGTTTCCGAACGCCAGCGACGCCGAGTTAGACATACTCAGCATGATCAATGATGACAAAGACGTCATCGCTTACCTAGAAGATCTAGGATGGACTACCAAAGACATCAAAGCTGCTCTAAAGGGCAGCGACGATGAGTGAGTTGTCTAAGATGATAGCAGAAGCCATAGCTGCGGGACCTGTAGCACAGGATCACATATGCAAGTTCTGTGGCAAAGGATTTATCAAGGAATCAACCCTTTCTGCACATCTCTGCGAACCTAAGCGCAGGAATCAACAACGTGATGAAGTTGGGGTTAGGCTTGGTTTCAATGCCTGGATCAAGTTTTATGAGCTGACACAAGGCAGTGCCAAGACCAAGACCTATGATGACTTTGCTGACGGTCCGTACTACAAGGCATTTGTGAAGTTTGGTAGGCATCTGCACGGCATACGTGCGATCAATCCCGCAGCATTCACTGAATGGGTCATCAAGAACAACAAGAAGCTTGACCAATGGACCAAAGATACTTTTTACAACGAATATCTTTTGTCGTATTTGAAACGTGAAAATCCGCAAGATGCATTAGAACGAGGTATCGTAGAGATGCAATCGTGGGCTGATGAGCACAACAGCGCAGTCAATCATTTCTTTCTTTATTCTAGTCCAGCTAGGTTATGCATGATGATAGCTAACGGTAGGATCAGTCCTTGGTTGATCTATTGCAGCGACAGTGGTTTGTCTGCGCTAGAAAAACTTAATGCTGAACAGATCGCTATGGTGTATCAGTGGATTGATCCTGAATACTGGCAACGCAAGCTTAAAGACTATGCGGCTGATGCGGAATGGTGCAAGCATGTACTGAAACAGGCAGGATTTTAGTAAGTAATTTTACATGAAGACAATTAAATTAAAACGCACCCAAAAAGGAATCATCGGGCAGTTGACTGATTCTCTCAGATCATACGATGATTATCAAAAGATAAAAGGACTCAGAGGACAATATATCTTCCAAGAAGACCCAACCGGTTTTCCTGTTTATGACAGATCAGAGATACAAAATGGTGCCTTATTTTCTGAATCATCAAATTTAATTGTATGTTTTATAAAAGAAAGCTGCCAATGGATAGAGCAATCATTGGAATTATTTCCCACTAACAAAAAATATATATTTGTTACTAACGGAAATTGTTTCTTGCAATATAGTTCAGCACACAATCATCCGTCGGCGACAGAATTTTGGTTTGATAAAAGATATGATTTTGATTATCCTAAGGCCAATTCGTTCTTGTGTCTGATTGGATACCGTAAAGAGTGGCGAGATTCACTGGTAAAAACACTTTTCAGATCTGATAAGGATCTAGGAAAATATCTATTAAAATATAACGGCAGATTAATCAAGGGAGAACAAGTCATCCTTAACGATGACATCATGCCAACTAGGATTACTGCAGATGGTAATTTGGATATGACTCCTGTGGAAAATGTTGATTTACACTACGTGGTTCCTGCTAAATTGTTCAATCATTTTAATTACAGCCTTGTGGCCGAGACAAATTTTTGTGATATAGAAGAATTCCATCCAACGGAAAAGACATGCAGGTGTTTGATATCTGGCATGCCATTTGTAGTTGCTAGCAGTTACAAATTTTTGGATAATTTGAGATCTTATGGATTTAAGACCTATGACGAATTATGGTCCGAAGATTATGACTCGGTTCGCGATGGTCAAAAAAGACTAACAATGATATTGGAATTATGTGCTAATCTTGCTACATTTGATTGGAAAGCAAATAGAAGCAAGTTGATAGAGATAGCCTGGCATAATTCTAATACATTTAGGAATCTCCAAAAATCAACACTCAGAGATGCTGAAAGATTGGCGAGATTGTTAGATGGACATTGATATTGATTTCGCTGATAGACAGCAGGCGCTTAATCTAATCAAACACATACCTGCTGCTATTAACAGGAAGGGTGAATGGGTCAAGCACAATACTGGCGTCTTTGTGACGGCAATCCCCGCAGATCCCATCACTGGCATGAGCAGCTTAGATTATAAAGAAGCAGAAGATCTAGGCTACGTAAAATTAGATCTGCTTAATGTGCATGTGTATGAGCAAGTACAGGACGAGTCTCATCTCATTGATCTGATGGCGACAGAACCGAAATGGGAGATGCTGGACCACAGAGAGTTCGTGGAACAGATCATACACATTAACAATCACTTTGATACACTGAAAAAGATGCCCGAGCCAGTAGATACCATAGCCAGGATGGCCATGTTCCTTGCTGTGATACGTCCAGCAAAACGCCATCTGATAGGCAAGGTTTGGAAGGATGTTGCCTCAGACGTGTGGACTAAGCCTACTGATGGTAGCTACTATTTCAAAAAGGCGCATGCGATTTCTTACGCACATCTTGTAGCAGTGCATATGAACTTATTGTGCGGGGGGTCGGCGCATTAGCTGTACCATCTTGCGTTTGGTACGCTTTGATGCCAGATCCATCAGTTTGACTGTATGCCCAGCTATTACTACGACTTCTTTGGTTAGCAACGTCTTGACCACATAGCGGAACTGGCTCCAATCATCCTTGAGAAAGATGTTGATAGGTATCATGCGGTTTGACTCCCACCACCACTGCTCAGCAAGCACGATAAAATCCGCGCGATGCTGTTCAGTTTTCAAACTCTTGAAATCATAAATGGTAGTGACATCTATGTCTTGATTTTGTATGATACAGACATATTCTTGATCACCATACTTGAGCAAGGCGAAGAAAGGATATTTCTCCAGGAAGTTTTCTGCGTGTTTGTCCATCATTCCGTTCTTTTACCAGAGATACTTAGCCAAATGAAATCACCAGGTGAAAAACATTGACGTATACTCAGAGATAACATATAATAACAAAGATGAACTCAATACAGCAAGCCATATCCAACGTACTACCTCGGCACAAGCGAGCAGCTAAAGACTGGCTCAGCTTCAACGCCGTATGTTGCCATCACAACGGTGAGACAAAGGATGCTAAGAGCCGCGGCGGGATGCTGTTCACTCCCGAAGGTGGTGCGAGCTATCACTGTTTTAACTGCGGCTACAGCACTGGATGGCGCCCGGGACTGCACTTTGGTTATAAGATGCGCACACTCATGGGCTGGATGGGCATGGATGAAGGACAGACGCAGAGGCTAGTCTTTGATGCCATGCGTGATCTCGATCAAACAGTCATCCAGCAAGAACAAGCAAGAAGCGAGATCAAGTTCAATCCACGTGAGCTACCGACGGGAACCACGATCCGAGAATGGTTAAATGGTGGACTCGAAGACCAAGATCTAAATGATTGCAAGGCCTACATAGAATCACGTGGATTTGCGCTAGATGATTATCACTGGCATTGGAGCAACGAGGATGGATATCGCCGCCGTGTTATCATCCCGTTCACTTGGCGCGGACAGACAGTAGGTTATACTGCTCGCAGCATTGACACCAACAGCAAGATGAAATATATCAATTCGGTCGATAGTGACTTCGTGTTCAATATGGATGCCCAGCAGTGGGAAAAGAAGTTTGCGCTGGTAGTAGAAGGACCACTAGATGCTATAGCAATAGGTGGTGTAGCAGTGATGACTAACGAAGTAAATGATCGTAAGGCAGAGATCATCGATGGATTAGCCCGGGAGATCATAGTGATTCCCGACAGGGATAAGAGCGGTAAGAAGCTAGTTGATGCTGCACTAGAGTATGGATGGAGCGTGGCATTCCCTGAATGGGAATCAGACATCAAAGATTGTGCCGACAGCATGAGAAAATATGGAAAACTCTACACATTAAGAACTATACTAGCCACTAAACAAGATAGTAAACTCAAGATACAGTTGATGAGGAAAACACATGGCATCTAAGGATTACAGCACAGATCTACAGAAACTGTTCTTGGAGATCATGTTGGCTGATGCGCAGTGTTTCGTGCGTGTGCAGAACATATTTGATCCAGCTAACTTTGATCGCAGCCTCAGGCCAGTGGCTAATCTCTTGCAAGACTACAGCAAGAAATACACTGCATTACCTAATACTGATCAGGTCAAAGCAGAAACTGGCACTGATTTACAGAAGATTGACGCCGTAGAAGACTCGATGACAGCTTGGTTCATGGATGAGTTTGAAAACTTTACTAGGCATGAGGCGCTCAAACGTGTGATCTTACAAAGCGCGGATCTGATCGAAAAGGGCGAATATGATCCCATCGAAAAGCTGATCAAGGATGCAGTGCAGATTAGCTTAACCAAAGATCTAGGCATGGATTTTTGGAACGATCCCTCGGCAATGATGTCGAGATATTTTGACAATGGTGGGCAAGTAAGCACTGGTTGGCCACAGCTAGACAAGATATTGTATGGTGGATTCAGCAGGGGTGAGCTTAACATCTTTGCAGGAGGATCTGGATCTGGCAAGAGCTTAGTGATGATGAATATCGCGCTAAATTGGATACAAACAGGACTGCATGGCGTATATGTGACACTAGAGCTTTCAGAAGAGCTAACTGGTCTCAGGACCATAGCTATGCTTACTAACTCCAGCACCAAGGACATACGCAAGGACAAAGATACAGCAGCACTCAAAGTCAAGATGGTAGGCAAGAAATCAGGCAGCTATCAGGTCAAATACATGCCTGCGCAGAGCAATATCAATGACATACGCAGCTTCATCAAAGAGTATCAGATCCAAACTGGTAACAAGATTGATTTCATGATGATCGATTATCTAGATTTGTTGATGCCAGTCAGTGCCAAAGTCAGCCCCAACGACTTGTTTGTTAAGGACAAGTATGTGTCAGAAGAATTGCGCAACTTAGCCAAGGAACTGAATGTTTTGATGATCACAGCATCGCAGCTAAACAGGAGCGCGGTTGAAGAAGTTGAGTTTGATCATAGCCATATCTCGGGCGGTATATCAAAGATCAACACAGCAGACAATGTGTTTGGTATCTTTACCAGCAGAGCTATGAAGGAGCGTGGGCGCTATCAGATACAATGCATGAAGTCCCGTAGTTCAACTGGTGTAGGCATGAAGATCGATCTAGAGTACAACATCGATACTATGCGCATCACTGATCCAGGTGAGGAAGACGATTCCACGCAATACAAGCGTCCTGCTAGCACCATGCTAGACAGCATCAGGAACAAGAGCACAGTGACATCTAGCACAACACAGGATGATGGACCTAAGATCACAGCAGACGTGCAAAGCAGCAAGCTCAAACAGATGCTGGCTAACTTAAAAACACCAAGTTAAATATAACATGGATGATTTATATTGCTCGATGATACACGGTGGATTGCAAGTTGTGCTCACTAATTCGAAAAAATTTAGGCATTGCTGCTTGTCAAGCAACACATACGAAATTCCAGTTGATCTTTCTGCTGATTTGTTTAACAGTGAAGAATTACTTGCAGTTCGAAGATTGAATCAAACTAATCAATGGAATGCTGGTTGCGGTTCTTGTACCGAGATGGAAAAGACCCAACATCCTAGCTTTCGGCAAGATTCAAATAATTTTTATGGATGGCAAAAAACATTTCGAGGTCCTATCAGATTAGATATCACATTAGATAATGCGTGTAATTTAGCTTGTCAAACCTGTGCTCCGGACAGCAGTACTTTTTGGCAGCAGCATTTGAAAAAAACAGGTATCTCGGATCCCGATAAAAACAAACATGAGATGTATGATCATGATCAAATGATTGTTCGATTTAACATGATAGATTTAAGTGAACTTAAGACATTAGTGTTCTGCGGCGGAGAAACCCTATTAGGTAATAGCTCTTTTCGTTTCTTAGAGTATATAAAGTCTCGACGTCCAGATGGTGATATAGAGGTTTGTTTCCACACCAACGGGACTATACCTATACCAACTAGATACCTTGCTTTATTAGAAAGTTTCAAATTAGTAAAGATGCAGGTAAGTTTAGATGGTGTTGGCGCAAGATTTAATTACCTTAGGTGGCCAGGAAATTGGAATGCAACAGTTGCTAATCTGATGAAGATGAGAGATACTTGTCCAGTTAATGTAATGTTTTTAATAGAGCAAACTCTAAGCATATTTAATCTGTACTATAAGCGAGAACTCGCAGATTGGATCGAGGTTAATTTTTCTACAAATAGGTTAGGCGACGCAACATCTTACAGCCAGCATTTTGTATTTTCTACTTCCAATGGAAATTTTTCATTGGATAATCTAAGCGAAGAATACGTGGAAAAACTAGCGAGTGATGCTACACTCGCTGAGTATGTCCCTACTAATTTCGTAGAAAACGAACAAAATATTAAAGAAATGTTAGCCCGCATAGCTCTATTCGATGGTCATAGGAAACATGACTGGAAACAGGTTTTTCCAGAGGTAGCTGGATTTTATAATCGCTATATACAGTGATAGCTAATCACGAAAATGGATTAAATAGTTGACCATGAAACGACAAACTAGAAGCATTTTAGATGAGATTAGCGTAGCTTACAAGCCGCAGGATCGCGAAGCCATAATCGAAAGTCGAGCGAACCACATCATTTCATCAGCTATCAATCTAGTAAATCTCATTCGTGAAACCTACGACAATGAAACTGCTGGTGAATTAGAACGCAGGCTGTTAAATAGCATACGCGGTCAAGACACAGCTAAGTTCATGCGCGGAATCAGGAAAGCTGGACAATGAGATTATCCGAGATAACAGAGGCATTACCAGGCACAAAAAAAGGTTTTTTTTCTCGTATAGCCCAACCTTTTTCAAATGTCAAAGCTGCACTTGATTTTAAGATAGCGATTAAAAAAGCTTATGACCTCTGGGTCGAGCAAGCTGTACCAAATCTCATATCTCGCGGATTAGATATGAATGATCCAACGACTTATATACGATCCTTTCAAACTTGGTTAGCACCGCGATTAAGATTGAAAAATGATCATAAGATATTACAAGATTTGGTAGCAAATCTCACCAGACTGGGAATATCTAAATCTACGCTAACAGATCAGATGTCGATTGCACTTAAAGCTAAATCAAATTTGGCACCACCTACACCAGGAGCACCACCTACACCAGGAGCACCACCTACATCAGGAGCACCACCTGCAGCTAGGGTTATAAAGACAGGTTCACAACGTAAAGCATCTGATGGTCAGATATATAGAATAGTCAGATTACGTGACGGTTCTAGGGAATGGCACGATCTAACTGGTAACAGAGCAGTTGATACAATACAGCAAGAATTAGGTAGGAAATATGTCGTTTGAATTCATACAAGAATTAGCTGAAGCTAGATTGTTCCGTAATCCTTCGAGGATGGCAGAAATCTACACTGGTGAATTAGCTGATAATTTCTTTAACGCTATAATGGCATTGCAAATGCTTAAAAAAACTGACCCAAAAGCTGCACAAAAATATGCTAAAGAAACCCTGCAAAGTGGTAGCATAGATGGATGGCGCAGCAGTGGCAGTGATCTACATAACATGGCCTTCATGCTTAAAGATCAAGATCGATACCAAGGCCGCATGACCAAGGATCGCCAGGTTACCTTACCTTATTTGCAATTCATGGGTTGGTTGCGTAACATGTCACAAGGTAGAGATGACAAGACATTTGATCGACAGTTCTTGCTCAAATTACAAACTGGGTTAGGCATAGAAAGTGCAGCACTGCGATCAGTTCGTCGGACAGTAGCTGATTGGGAACATAGTTTATCTGATGAACACAGCCTGGCAGCAACTAGAGTATTCCGTAACCTCAGGCATGATCTACAAGCCAGTGATATGTATGCACCTTATGCTAAATCAATGAATAAGAAGGGTTTGTTGATCACTGACGAACCAATCAAAAAAGGTGGTATTCCTTTTGCAGCAAAAATAGCTGGGCTTGCTGTAGGTGGCTATGTACTAGGTAAAAAGTTAGGTTCTTTATAAATAAGTTCAGCATCCAAGTGGATGCAGAAACATAAAGGAGAAGCAAAATGGCTTCAATCGCACGTACATCTGGAAATATTTTCTCAGGTGTTGAAACTAATACCGACTTAGCAGGCCTTGTCAGCATCGCTGGCGCACAGCCACAGGCAATCGCCATCTTACTCAAGGATTTGTCAGGTAACGCAACTAACATCGACGCAGAAGGCGAAGCAGATGAGACCATTGACATCGTACTTCGTACCATCCAAACTGCTGGAACGATTTCCTACTTCCAGGTTGAGACCGGCACACCATACCAGATCTCGGTGATGATCGAGCGTTCAGGTTGGACTGCTGCTACTCTACAGACTGCAATCCGTGCGCTAGGCACTGCCGTTGGACCAAACAGCAAGGACATCTCGCTGTCAACTACTACCAACGTTGGTTTCAAGCTAGCACTTTCATAATAGCTTAGCTACATAAGACTAAGATTAAAGGGCTGCTATATATAATATAGGAGCCCTTTAATTATGACCAGTAACTTGATGAGCCGATGGCGCGGGGACGCTAGGATAAAGGCTTTCCCAATTTCCAAAATCACCCCAATATACTTGCAACCCGATGATCGCTATCTATGGCGAGATCTGCCCAGCATCAAGGAACGAGGTATGGATTATCCTATACTGTTATACAAGACTTCTCCTCAATGGTGGGCAGAAAAATATGATACGTGGATAAATCCATCTGTGAAAGCCAGCTTGCCTATCATCGCCGATGATGGACAAGTGTGGACGATAAAAGCAGGCACTAATAGATTCCAAACTGCCCGTGATCTAGGATATGATAGCATCGACGGGATAATGTGTGCGAACAGCGACGAGTGTGCTAAGCTAACGATGTGGTTTAAGGAATGCGATCCATTGCGTAATCCAGAGAAACTGTATACTGGTGCTTGGAGTTATCAATGACGCAAAGGATAATGATAACAACCACGATAGACATAACTCCTACCGGTGTTAGGAACAAATCAGACGATCCTGATTGGCTACTGAAGCGTAATCAACAGCGCAACTATGATACACTGGTACAAGTGATCGGATTGAGAACCCAACCATTGACAGAGTCTTGTCACAGAGAAAAGTCATCATGGGTAGATAGGGATGGAGTTGATGTTGATGCGTGGCATTTAGAATTTACAGTGGACAGATCTGATGTATTAGGCGTCAAAGGAGAACTGTTTCTCAAAGACATCGATGGGGTTCCTATAGTGCCCGGCCTAACAGAGACCATACCTAGTTTTCCGCCGCAGTTCATAATCCGCGGTCCTTTCAAAAACATTGACATATTTATCTGGGAAATTTGAGTAAATAAATCAGTTAAGGCAGACATCAGGCATCATTTAGGCTCTATTCGAATATCTTTACGAACAAGAAGGACATGGTGTAGCATCATGAGCATAGAAAAGCAAAGTCTAGAAGCACATGTTGATCTCTGCGCAGAGAGATATATGCACATGGCTGACAGGATAGAGAGATTAGAAAACGACATAGGCAAGCGCATGGATACCCTCGAGGGGATGCTCAAGGAGATCAAGGACGGTTTCGCTAAAAAAGAAGAGTCTGCCCTCAAGACTATGTTCGCGGTAGGACTCAGTGCTATCACAGCGTTGCT